TCAATCATTTGACTCTTATACTGGTTGTTTAATCGATCTTATAAGTATTATAATAAAGAGATTAGGATCCGATAAGCCTAATCTCACACACTAATGGTACGGAAGCACGATGGTCGTTATGCTAGGTACTAATTGATTTTTCGATTAGTGTGTTTAGTGCAAAATCTGTTTCTCGCAGGTAGAGCATGGGTAAAAGCGCCGATCTGGATCTTGTAAAGTGTAGAATCGGCGAAAAGAGCAACCTGCGCACAGTTTAATGCGTTGTAGTTGTAACTCTAATTGTTGGAGCGATTGGGGGGTAAGTGCGGATGCAACATTGATTTGAGGAAATTCCACTTCGTCACTCTGTGATACGGACTCTGAATTGGTCCTGCAGTAAAGTGAGGCGTAAGTGGGTGGTGAAACTGGAAAGGCCTCTGGTGCTGAAGGGGCAACGCATGGAGTTGCAGTCGCAAGTGTGTAGAGTATTTGGATGCGGTGTATCGTTCCTTGAAACAAGGCAGTAATCATCTCGCATGAGTGCATCTTGAAACCATTGACGGATTGACGTTGGAAAATCGGTTTGATGGAAGAAGGCACGTACGTTCGTTCGACCTTCAAAGAAGCGGAGTAATATTCTGAGCCTCCTTCTTTGATCACAAGGGCAAAACCAGACCAGGAATCGGCCGTAAGGGGTGTCCCAGACGGACCCGTTCTCAATGAGTCGACGATCCTCGCTTTGAAAAGCTCGAGATTGGAAGAGGCTGACATGGTAATTTCTAATAATAGTCAATTCGTGGTAGGGTAGGTCGAAGAAGTACATTACAATGTCAAACCTGCTAGGTAGTGGAGACACGTTGTTTAATGTCGATCTCCTCTATAGTAATAGTACCAATAATTGGGATATTTTGTGAAGTGAAACCGGTGGTGCCGGCATTCGAAATCGCCGGGCATGTATATTCGTTGGTGTTAGCGCCGATGAAGTCGTGGCCGGTAATAGAAGACCAGTCGGAATCGGCGGGTTTAGAGATAACTTCGATCGAATCGAGGTTACTCACTTTAGCGACGGCTGAGCATTGGAAGGTCCCTAAAGTAAGGGAGTTCTTTTCAAGGGTCGAAATCCTGGAACCTAAAGCGTCAGTGACAGTGAGGGCCGCATAAGTAGCGTGAATTTCACTAATGCTCGTGCTCAGTGCATCAACAGTGGTTTTCAAAGTGCTTAGTTGATTAGCAACATCCTGAATGTTAGATGACACTGTAGCTAGAGAGGAGTCAAGTTCTTTTGGAGAGACGACTCGTTGACTGAGTGCCTGCATGACAGTCGGGTCAACACTCTTAATTGTAACGGATTGAACGTTCATTTTGATTTATACCAAACCTGCAAGGAGGTCTCCAACAAGGGGAACCTTAGCTAGTAGTTTCTTTAAGAGTCCTGATAGTATGCCTTGATCGTTACAAGCAGCTGGATAACCGTGATTCATTTTGTGTGAAATTTGGGCGGCGATAGACATGGCGTATTTGTCTTCATTGGCCCCGGGTTGGTTAAAGCCAGCCCACTCCGAACCAGGTTGTGCTTGTGCTTCAATGATCATACGTCCCTTAACGCGCACAGGGGCCGACCCAGAAATACCCTGATACCAAATGATCCCGGTATTTTGGTTTTGGTTATAGATTTTATCGACGACAGCACCGCTATTGTCAAGGGTTCTAGTGATCGTGAGGTCGTTCCTAAACCCGTCGCCAGCGAGGAAGGAGTCGTTGTCGGTGGTTGGTGCAGAAGGGCCGATGTAAATGCGATATTCACTAGCATCACCGACGTTCTTAATAAAGACGCTGTCAACACCCACGGTGCCAGAGATAAAGGCGGTGTTATTTGTATGTTGAGCATTAATTGTGAAAACATCTCCTTGCTGTTTATCGGGATAATAAAAGTCGATATTAGTATAGGCTGTCGTGGAGACTGCGACGGTATGAGTGTAGAGAATATCGTTAGTGTTCTTAGTATAGATGTTGAAGGTGCAGTTCCCGCCGGACACATTGATGTTAATGCCGTAATCAATGTCCTGGGAAAGCACGGAAACGTCAATAGAACCAGCAACGTTCTTATCAGCGGTGGCGTGGAGGGGGCGGTATGCTGCAGGTTGGAAAGGTCGGTCCTCTTCATCCATATATATCGGTAGGTAACAGCCTAATCGGGCCAAGCCTTGGTAGGCCTGTGTGTCGGAAGCAGTGATCAATTTTGGCGTAACCTCACCGAAGAGAATAGCCTTCCCCGCATTTGCTGTGGCGAGCACTCGAGTAGTAGTATTGGGGAGGAGAGTAGAGGTATTAACGGAGATTGGGGAGTCTTTGGCATTGTATTGGATGGCCGTAACTTGACCACGATTGGTTAATGCATCAGCGGGTAAGTAGGTAGTGACACCGCGACCTATCATTCTAAAGTTCGTGAAGTCTTGATGCAAACTGGTTTCAAGTTCTGTTTTAGATTTGATCATAGGGTTGGCAATCTTGCAATAGAATATGGTGGTAGCAAGAGAAGGGGTGGCTTCAGAGGCCGTCCAATCGGGGTACTCATTGGAAGAGTGGACAAGAGCGGCAAGGTCACGGAAATCAGTAGGTTGGTGGGCGGCTGCGATGATGAACACACAATCGTCGAGCCAAGGGGGAACGAAGAAACCGACGTACCAATCGTTGGAAGTGGCGTTGTCACCCCAAAGGGTGACTAAGGCGGCAGGAGCGGTGACAGATTGATCAACGCGAGAATAAACTACGGCAGATTCTTGTGGGACTGCGAGGGGGACGCCGGCAACGTGCATTCCATCAGAGTGGCACGGGTTAATGTAAGTGTACAGGAAACTCTTACCATGGAAAGTTAGGCGATTACGGGGGATGAGCATGCGAGTGCCGGGGAGTCCCTTATTTGTTCGCTTAACGGTCTGCTGGGGTGTGGTGGTTTTGGCGACTTTAGACGTTTTCCTGCTCGTCTTTTTTGCAGGCTTTTGTTTTTGAATGGTGGATGGCATTATGGTAATTTAGAGAGTGGTGGAGATTTATTAGAATGTCTATGAAAGACAGTATGATCAGTAAGACGTTGATGATTGTCTCGAAATCCATATACTTAACCTCCTACGAAGGTTATATACCTTGTGTCTTAACTAAATCCCCCACATCTATTAAATCGTCTTCATAAGAGAAGCAGCCACGTGCGAAAAGCGTCAATGCCGAGAGTAGTTGATCAGCCGCATCCTCAGTTATATTGTGGTGGATGGCATTCACCTTGCATGTCCTCATGGCAGTGGTAGTGTCATTGCAGGTCCTTAAGAGGTCTGCAACGGCAATACGGTAGTTATCTAAATCCGTCTCGTTCTTATAGAATCGCGAAAAGGTCTTGGCCGCCAATCTTGGAAGATTTATAGCGGCACCAGCATGGTTGACGATCATATGGGTAAATTCGGCGGTATGTCCTGCTTTAATTTTAAGCTGATAGCCGCATTGATCTTTGTAGTTTTTAATGCGATCGGGACAAATACGAAGATTTTTCCCGACGACCAGCGAATCATCGCCCTTAAGGTAAATGGCGGCGATGTCAGATTGCTCGTCAAACAGGGACATAAGGACGGAGAGATTAAACAATGTGTTGCCGCATAGGGTGTCGACTCGACCGGAGTCTTTTTTTGAGCGCACGTGCAGTGTCGCACCAGGCATGGATACGTCCCGCTTGTACATCATCTCTCTAAAGTGAGTAAGAAGTGAGATAGGGCAACGTAAGGCGGCGAGGGTAGCTAGGAAATTTTCGTGTTCCAAATTGTTCTGAGATGAGTCGAATTCAGAGAAGTCATTCTCTATATACTCGAAACTCTCATATGTGCACATGGCGTCGACGAGTTGGAGGAGCTCTGTGTCAGATTGACCGCTACAAAAAACGATTTTCTTTGATTCTTTCATCCTTTTTTCCAACAATCTTGTCCAGACGCACATCGCAAAATTAAGGGTTTTATTCCAAGCGGCGATTCCCTGGCCGGCTTTATCTTTG